ACGCAAAGACTTCGATGCACTGTGCCACGATTACAATGAAGAAATAGAAGATTACCGCGTAGCAATCCGTGAAATCTGCCGCCGGAGCGATAACACCTATTACGACTGGTGCTGCGATCAGTGCGCTTGCGACTGCGATAAGCGCAACGGCTGGTGTAACGGTTTTGAACCTGTAAACCATGGAAAGTGACTGCCGTAATTGTCCGGATAGAACGCCGTTTTGCCACGCGAAGTGCGATAGCTACAAAACCTATTGCGCAGATAACAAGGCCGATAAAGCGGCGAAAAAAGCGTATTTGGACAAGCATAATGCACCGAACGGCGTATTGATCAACGGCTATATACGCCGAAAGAAAAAAGCAAGATTATTCAATGGAAAGAGGGTAAAGTGAATATGTATTCTATAGAACGGCCATTAGAGCCGCCTGATTTTCCTGCCCCCGATTGCATATGCCAGGAATGCGACGGCTGGTTTTACGGCGACGATGTAATGTACATTTCCAACGGTCGGCGTTTGTGCCCCGATTGCTTTAGAGAAGAAATCAACGATTTACGGACCGAAGAACTTGCCGAGCTTATCGGCGCAGAGGTTATAAACGCAGAGGACGCAAGGGAGGTGCACAAACCATATGGGAGAATGCGTTATTGTTTACGGTAAATCCGGCAGCGGGAAAAGCCGAAGCCTACTTAACTTCGGCGAGGACGAGATTTTTCTTGTTAACGTTATCGCAAAGCGCTTGCCGTTTCGAAAAAAATTTAAGTATACAATGGTCAGCGACAATCCTGTTAAGATTATGAACGGACTGAAAAAGATGCCGGTAAAAACGGCAGTCATCGACGATAGCGGTTATCTAATGACTAACGCTTTTATGCAAGGCCACTCAGCGCCGAAAAGCGGATCAAGCTCATTCGATCTGTATAACAGCATTGCCGATAGCTTTTGGGGACTGCTGATGTTCATTAAAAACGAGCTGCCCGAAGATGTCATTGTATACATAGTCGTTCACGAAGACACAAGCGATTACGGCGAGACCAAAATACGCACAATTGGCAAATTGCTGAATGAAAAAGTATGCATTGAAGGCATGGCAACTGTCGTGCTGCGATGTGTGGTCCGCGACGGTAAGCATATGTTTATCACGCAGTCTGACGGCAGCGATATAAGCAAGTCGCCGGAGGGCATGTTTGAGCTTGAGATCGAGAACGATTTAAAATTCGTCGATCAAACAATCCGTGAGTACTGGGGGCTGTGATATGGCTAAGTTTGAAAACGGTGTATCCGGTTATGTAGAGGGTACGGCAACCGTCAAGGTATTTTTCCCGATAGACGCGACCGGCAAAGCACACATCAACTGCCGACAGTGCTATTTCTACAAATGCAATACTTACAGGTGCATGCTTAATAACGAAGTGTGCGCCGAGCCTGATAAATATGTGGGTGTCAGTTGCCCACTTGAATATTGAAATAAGAAAGGAACAAGTAAACAATGATTAAATCTTACAACGGCTTTAAAGCAGAACGCGCCACAGCGCGTGAAACACTCCCGGCAGGCGGCTATGTAGCTAAGATCATGGACGCAAGCGTTATCGATTACGATTGGGGCAGCGTCCTGAAAATCGAATTCGACGTTGCTGAAGGTGAACACAAGGGCTTTTTCGCGGCAGACTATCGCGCAAACATCAACGATGATAAGAAATGGCGCGGTTGCTATCGCATTAACATCCCGAACGAAAGCAATCAGTATTTCGACAGTCAGAAGAAATCATTTAACAATCTTATAGCATGCCTTGAGGAAACCAATAACGGCTACCACTGGGATTGGGATGAAGCCAAACTCAAGGGCAAGGGACTCGGCGTTCTGTTCCGTAATAAGGAATGGGAATATAACGGCAATACCGGCTGGACAACCGAATGTTGCGCCGTTACCACTGCGCAGGATGTACGCGACGGCAATTTCAAAATGCCGAAGGACAAGCCTCTTAAAAAGGCCAATACTACATCCGCTTATCCGGCTGCGACGTTCACAACAATGGACGATGATGATAGCGACCTGCCGTTCTAAAGCCCATGACACCACGCGAAATCGAAGATGCGCTCGAAGGCATGGTGATATTAGTAGATACGCGTGAACAGGATACACCACGCCTCAGAGCGCGATTAAAGGGCATGGGATGCCCACACGAACGGTGTAAGCTCGATTTTGGCGACTACTCGGCGAAGTTTTCTATAGGCGGCGAATGGCTGATGCTAAACGCCGCCGTAGAGCGCAAGATGGATTTTTCAGAATTAGCTCAATGCTTCTGCAATGGCCGTGCACGCTTCGCACGGGAATTTGAACGCGCCAAAGCTGCCGATGCAAAGATCTATCTGCTGATAGAAAACCAGTGCTGGGAAGATGCCTACAGCGGCAACTATCGCAGTCAGATGAAACCGCAGGCATTTGTTGCGTCGCTGTTAGCATGGCTGGCGCGTTATCGCTGTCAGGTCATATTCTGCGATCAACGCACAAGCGGCAATCTGATACACGATATCCTTTACCGTGAAGGGCGCGAAATGCTGGAAAGGATGATGCTAAGTGAATGCAAAACATAAAAGCGCATTAATAAAAGATATGCTTGATTTCGCTGTTGTCGCTACAGCTTACGGGCTTGATTTTAATCGCGCCGGTTTTGCAAGATGTCCTTTTCACGCCGAGAAAACGGCATCATTCAAAATCAAGAACCGGCATAGCGCCCATTGCTTTGGCTGCGGCTGGTCAGGCGACGTTATCAGTTTTACCGGGCAATTATTCAACCTTGATTTTGAACAGTCTACACGAAAACTGATTAACGACTTTGGCTTACCGATAGTGGCCGACCGCAAAATGACTTTACGCGAGGACAGCGAGATTACAGCAACCTATAATGCGGCAATAACGGAATATAACAAATGCAAGCAAGCTAAAAAAGAGCTCCAGCAGCGCTATGAGCGCCTTTTATGGGTATATGCTACACTTGATAAGTGGAAGCGCAAATATGCCCCTGAGAGCCCTACAGAGCCTTTAGACGAGCATTACATTATTGCCTGTAAAGAAATCGACGGTGCGGCCTACCGACTGATGCTGTATTCATAAGGGGGGGATAGTATGACGAAACTGATTGACTGCAACCAATTAACGGACGAGGCCATAGCGAACATGAACGCTACCGAGCTTATCAATTCCGTTTTGGTTTCGTTTGATATCCCCGACGTGATAGAACGCGAACGCATACAGGCGCTTATGCAGATAAGAGCGGCAGAAGTTGGCGCAAAAGTAGTCGTTAACCGTCAGCTCGGCGCATACCGCCAAAAGGACAAGCAGCTTGAAGCTGATTTTAAAAAATCACAGGCGCAAGATAGAAACGACCTCAATTTGCGCTTAAACGACAAGGGCGTACCCGTTCCGACTATCGACAATTTTCTTAAAATCATGCGCGGAAGAATGGAATATAGCAGCATTCGTTTTAATGTGCTGCGCAATTCACCTGAGATCACGCATAACGGCGAAATATGCCGATGGTCGGACGCGGATGCGGCACAAAGCCGAAACTTTTGTGAAGCCAATTACGGCCTGTACAGCGATAAAAAACACTCTGACGCTTTACGCATTTTGTGGAAGGAACGCGAATATAACCCGATAAAGGACATAGTTGACACTCTTGAATGGGACGGAGAAGAACGTTGCATACATTTTCTCTCTAAATGGGCGAAAGTCGAGGACACCGCCTATACCCGTGAGGTCAGCCGCCTGATATTCGCCGGTGGCATCAACCGACTCTATCTGCCCGGCTGCAAGTTTGATGATGTTCCCGTACTCATCGGTGCAAAGCAGGGCGAGGGCAAATCCACGCTTGTCAAATGGCTTGCCATTAACGACAGCTATTTTTCCGAAGTAACCGAAATGGACGGTCAAAAGGCCATCGAGCAATTAGAAGGCGCGTGGATATGCGAGGTCGCGGAGCTGCTTGCGCTTACAAAAACGAAAGAGCAGGAGGCCGTCAAGTCCTACATAACACGGCAGCGCGACAAATATCGCCCACCATACGACGTTAATGCAATGGAGTTTCCGCGCCGGTGCATCTTTATAGGCACGACCAATAACGAACAATTCTTACGCGACAAGACCGGCAACCGCCGTTTTTACCCCGTAACAGTCAACAGCAATGGTTATGACCTACACGATCATGAGCAGGAATGCCGCGACTATATCATTCAATGCTGGGCAGAAGCGCGTGTAAAATTTGAGCAAGGCAAAATGCCAGCTTTCGCAGATCGTTCTCTGCTGTCCGAATACAAGCATGCACAGGATGAAGCAATGGAGGATGATTGGCGTATCGGCGTTATTGAAAAGTACCTTGATGAGAAGTCACCGGGCGATACCGTATGCATTAAGGAGCTAAAATGTGAGGCGCTATTTCCTGACAGCGATTTCCAAAGAGACTTAACGCCGAAAGAGACACAAGAGATTTATCGTATCGTCGCTACAATACCTGAATGGACAAACATTGGTAGAAAATATACCGCGAAATATGGTCGGCAAAGATGTTGGCAGAAAAAAGTGGGAGCTATCAAGAATATCAATGAATTACCTTTTTGACGTTTTGCACAATCAAAATACGTTGATTTTGTGCAAAAGTTACAGCAAAAACGGGGCGGGGTATAGACCTGTCCTCCCCCTGTCCCGTACCCTGTCCCGTGGCTCAACCCCTTGAATTATCTATCTTTTTTCTCTTTTACAGGACAGGGGGACAGGTAAAGTAATATAAAAAGAGTATTCCGTAAAATAGCGTATGGTGTACACCATATAAGAAAACGAAACACTTATATAGGGAAACCGCGTGCCCGCCCGTCCCCTGTCCTGTATTAAAAAATCTAAAATTGGAGGTGTTCAAAATAAGCAATTTGTCAATAACTGCAAAAAATATCATACTTCAAGCAGCGCAAAACATGCCTTTGCAAGGCGAACGATCACCGGCTGATGAGCTGCTATATTACCAAGCTCGCGAACTCTACGACCTCCACACTAAAGGCATGATAACCGCCGCTATAGGCGCTGAACGCAAAAACAAAATAATAGCCGCCTATATAATTAACTCAAATCGTGAGCAGCAATATACCCAAAGCAACATGCAAATTGCAGAATTCTACAAATCAATCGAGGCTGCCGGTTGTAATTATGCCAAGAATAGAACAATCGAAAACGCCGATCAACTTTACTATGAAGTCTATCATATGATACCGAAAGGAGTAAATGCATGAAAATTTTAAAACCCGGGAAAAACAACGAAATTACGAAAGAATGTTCTCGTTGTGGCTGCGTATTTCAATACAGCCCTTATGCAGATGTTGAAGTAATTGCGTTCGGCCTCGAACAATTAGCATTTGTTAAGTGCCCATCTTGTCGAGATGTTTCTCCTGTTCCGACGTTCCACGAATCTCACAAAACCAATAATTCTACAGCAGAAGGTGATAACTAACATGGCAGAATCTAAATCTAAAACCAAAACTTCAACCGAAACAACAACGACCGAAATAACGCCCAAGCGCGGACGTGGCCACCCTAAAGGTGCAGGCGGTTACAAACGTCCTGACAGCACAGTGCAAGCCGAACCCGGCGATAACCGCAAATATCTCGAACACAACCTCAAAATGTGGAGTTGGCCATCGGTCGACATGAAAAAACCTGAAAACGTCCTCGAACGTGTTACTCTCTACTTCCAAACCTGCGCTGATGACGATATGAAACCCTCTGTTGCGGGGTTGGCATTAGCTTTTGGCATTGACAGAAGAACTTTGTGGAAGTGGATAAACGGCATTCAAAGCGACTTTGTAGCCGCCGAAAGCAGAGTCGCACTCAAAAAAGCATATATAATTTTGAACGCTCAAATGGAAAATTACATGCAAAACGGCAAGATAAATCCCGTAGCAGGAATTTTCCTTATGAAGAATAATATGGGATATCAGGACAAGCAGGAGGTCGTTGTAACGCCTACCCAGCAGCTTGGCGAGCAGATACCGGCTGAGACTTTGGAGAAAAAGTATCTTGAGGACGTGATCGGCGCGTCAGCCAGCGACTATGAAGTAGATTCCTGAGCGACTATGCCGAGCGACTATGGCGGGCTCACGACTATGATACAGCCGGACGGCGAAGCCGAATAACTCTCACTCGACTATCGGGGAAAAGCCACCGACTATCGCTGAATCGTCAGCGACTATCAAGCGACTATCAGACCGCCGCCAGGACAAACTCCCGCTCCGGCAGCTTTTGACCGGAGACGCAGACGAAAAACCGAAAAAAAGAAAACCGCCTGATCCCCAAAATATAGGGTTTGGCGGTTTTTGCGTTTGCGGTGTGCTGCCTTAATGGCCATTTCGCATTAAAGGCTGCTACAACGCCGTGTAAGCAGTTTTACTGCGGCATAGTGTGTGTTTACATTATAAAGCATAAAGACCCGCTCAAAAGCGATCTGAGTGGGATATAATGCAAGCTGGCTAAGCATGCGCCGCTTGAATGCGCTGCAATGCCGCTTGCGTCGTTTTTTTGTTGTCGGCTATACAAGAGAACGCTAAGCGCAAAAGAAAACCGCCTGGAGCAGATCCCAGGCGGTATATAATCATTTATTTAATTTTACGCACTCGATCAAGACCAAGATCGGAAGAAAGATTATAGTCAATATTAGATACATTGTTTTTTCCTCGTACTATCTTTGCGTGCAAACTGTCAATGACATGTCTGTCTTAGTTCGTGAATTAAATCTTGCAATTCTTGCAATTTATTTTCTTGTGTTTTTGTCAAATTCTTGTTATGAAATCTGAAATAATCGAAAATATTGTCGATCTCCCGAATAATTTCACTATATTTCATAATATAACCCCCCCATTAAAACAAGATAGACAGATTAGAGCAACGCCCGATAATGGCATATAATGCGCCGGTTTCCGTGTCCTGCACAAGTCCGCCGTTAATACCATACACCCCGGAAGAGTAGCCCACCTTTTCAAGCCTGCGCAGCGTGTAAATATATTCGCTCGGCTTGTTCGTGTAATCCTCTGCCACACCCAGCCGCACAAGCTGGCGCAATTCCTTTTGTGTGTATTTTCTCATTGTATGCCTCCTCTGCTTATTCCGTTACTATAGAGCGATACAAGCGCAATACACGGCTTGCAGCCTGGTGCAATGCCCTTGCTTGTGTGTCGAGCCACTCTTCCTGGCTGTTCGGCCTGCGTTCGCCGTTGCGGGTTTTCTTGAGTTCGGACGGGCAACAAAGGCGCTCCGCGATATCTTCGTTATAGATCAGGGAAGAACCTCCCCAGCTATAGTCGTTCCAGTCGTCCGCCCCGTTCAGCATCCAAAGCTTGCATTCTGCGCCGGGCTCAGGGTTCCGCCCTTCATACTTTGCCCGCTCTTGCAGCTTTTGCACTAACTCAAAGGCATAAAGAGTAACGCCCTTTTGCCAGGCGCTGCGATCCTTGCGGGCTCCCAGTTCTGCGGACACCTTGTCAAATATCTTCATTGCCTTTTCCTCTTGTTCTTCTTTTGCTTCTTCCACGGGCTGCGGGTCTACTTCAACAATCGGCTTACCACGGCGGCGGGCTTCTTCTACCTCATAATCAGCGGCGGGCGATACGCTAACCCATGCGTATTTATTATAATGGGTTTCTACGTCTGCCACTGTTTCAGCGTGGGCGATATTCGCACAATACACGCTTCCGGAATACTGAAAAGTTACATTGAAATATTGCTTCATGGTTCTTTCCTCCTTGATTTTTCCGCAGAGGCCGTGCTATAATAGCGGTGCCTCCTTGTGTGGCGCGCTCCCGGTTTGCTTCCTACGGCTTCGGGGGCGCTTTTTTGTTTACGGTGACATAATACTATGAATTGCCGTAAATGTCAATAGCGAAATCAAGATTTATCGTAAAAAATATGTGTTTGTCCATTTGCACGGTGTTCACGATGCCCGGCAGGGCTGTACCGGGGGCGGGGGAAATGGAACGCGCAGCCAGGGCGGGGTTAGCAGCTCAAATACTCGCAAAAATAAAAAGACTTTCTCGGCCTCGAACATCGAAAAATCGCGCGAAAAATAAAAAGACAATTTTGCAATTACGATATTGACAACGTGCCGTAATTATGATATTGTGTTATCGTAAATGAAACGCACGGAGGACTTTTTGATGAAGAACGTAATCGCTTATGTCCGAGTGAGCACGGATGCTCAAGCGATGGATGATAAGTTTGGTATAGAGTCGCAGAAAGAGATTATTGCTGATTATTGTGATAAGCATGATATGTCCATAATGAATTGGTATGTTGATCGTGGTGAAAGCGGCGTTAAGGAAAATAGGCCGCAGCTGGACTCGATCCTGTATGGTGAGATCAAAAATCCTCCTGTTGAAGCTGTTGTTGTTGCCAAGTCTGATCGTATGGCGAGAGATATTAAATTATATTATTATTTCATGATGCTACTGGAAAAGCGCGGAATGAAGCTTATCAGCGCTACAGAGGAAGTTGTCAATGATGATACCGGGCTTGGTAATGTTTATAAGGCACTGATGCTGTTTGTAGCAGAGCAGGAGCGTAACAATATAACGAAACGTACCAGTGGCGGCAGAGCGGTAAAGTCTGCAAACGGAGGTTATAGCGGCGGGAGAACGCCGTTTGGCTATAGGGCCGAAAATCATCAGATGGTTATTGTGCCGGAGGAAGCTGAGGTTGTCCGTGAAATTTTCAAATTGAAAGACGGAGATGGCATGACCTATCAAGCTGTTGTCGACAGATTGAATGCAGAGGGGAAGTTAAACAGAAGCGGAAAGCCGTTTGTTATCAGCACCGTTCAGACAATTTATGAAAATAAGAATGTATATATGGGGCTGTATCGTTACGGTAAACGCTCGAACAAGGATGCCGAATGGGTGCAAGGTCAGCACGAAGCAATCTTAAAGGATGAATAAGCAATGAAATACTTTTTCAATCTCATCGGTTATATGCTGGTGATAATATGTATCGCGCTACTGTTAGCGTATGTGATACCGAGAATTTTATAAAGTAGGCTCTTGCAAGGGCAAGGGTGACAGCTAAGGGGCTATCTCGAAAGGGGTAGCCTCTTTTTTATTTGGCGGAGGTGCTTATGAAACTAATTCGTAAGGTCGATATTTTGGGCTCGAAGTACGCTGTTTATCGGGTGAGATCAGGCGAAAATGAATATATGGAAAGGATGCATTACGGTGGGTTATGCTGTGCCAGTGATCGTAAGATTTACATTCTTGATTTGGCTACGGTTGAGGATTGGAAAGACGAAAGGGAGGAAGTGCGTAAGAGCTCGGAGGCTTGCACTTTGCGTCACGAGATAATCCATGCATTCTTAAACGAAAGTGGCTTACAGTGGAATGCTGCTGCGTCAGATCAATCATGGGCTAAGAACGAAGAAATGGTTGATTGGATAGCTATTCAATTCCCGAAGATATTTAAAGTGTATCAAGAATTGGGGTGCTTAGAATGAATTACGAAAAGCTTGCGAGCTCTATAAATGCCGCGATTGATAAGAAACCTGATGATAAGGGAGCTTACGGGGATCTTTTCTCGCTTTGTCGCGCATGGGAAGCTGAGGATTTCGCAGCGGCTCACGCTGCTAACAAGGCGCTAAAGGCAAAGTGCGCTGCGCAGCTGCGTGTGAGCGCAGATAAAGCGTCGTTTTATGAGCAGTGGCGTAAGTGCCTGCTGTTTGAAGCACCGCACGATTTCGACAGCTATTTGACGTATATGGAGCTTGACAGGCAAGCGGATAAGCGCTTTTATCAGCCGCGAAAGAAGCAGCTGAAACCTGTGGTTGACGCTTTACAGGCGCTTTGCGGTGACGATGAGCTCGACCTACTGGCCGTGAGCTTACCCCCCGGCGTCGGCAAGACCACGCTTGCAATCTTCCTGCTTACGTGGATAGCTGGGCGCGATCCGAATCATCCGAACCTTACCGGCAGTCACTCCAACTCGTTTGTACGCGGCGTGTATGATGAGTGCTTGAGGCTGTTCGACGCGCAGGGCGAATATCTTTGGCATGACGTATTTCCCGCCGTTCAGGTCAGCAGCACAAACGCTAAGGATTGCCGCATCGATCTTGATAAGTGTCAGCGTTTTGAGACGCTGGAGTTTACCTCTATAGGCACAGGAAACGCCGGTTTGTACCGCGCTGCGAATTTGCTTTACTGTGATGACTTGGTGTCGGGTATTGAAGTTGCACTCTCTAAGGAGCGGCTTGACAAGCTGTGGGAGACGTATACCACTGACTTGAGGCAGCGTAAGATCGGCGATAAATGCAAAGAGCTTCATATCGCTACTCGGTGGAGCGTACATGATGTTATAGGCCGCTTGGAACGGGAGTATGAGAATAACCCTCGTGCGAAATTCATTCGCTTTCCCGCTATGAACGAGAACGACGAGAGCAATTTTGATTACGATTACGGCGTAGGGTTTACTACAAAGTTTTATCGTGAGCAGCGGGACATTATGGACTCTGTCAGCTGGAAAGCGCTGTACATGAACCAGCCGATAGAGAGGGAAGGACTTATTTATCATCCTGATGAGCTGCGGCGTTTCTTTGAACTGCCCACGCAGGAGCCGGACGCTGTTATCGGCGTATGTGATACTAAGGATAAAGGCGCTGACTATGCGTTTTTGCCTGTTGGCTATGTGTATGGGCAGGATTATTATATCGGCGATTGTATCTGCGATAACGGCTTGCCTGACACTGTAGATATTCGCCTCGCGGATATTCTTGTGCGAGACAAGGTCAATATGTGCCGTTTTGAAAGCAACTCGGCTGGTCGACGTGTGGCGGAGAAAATTCAAGGCGAGGTTAAAAGGCTTGGCGGCATTACCAACATTACAACGAAATTTACAACGGCGAATAAGGAAACAAAAATCATTGTAAATTCAGCGTGGGTCAAAGAGCACTGCTTGTTTTTGGACGAAAGCAAATATAAGCGAAACTCGGATTACGGCCGGATGATGGATATGCTTTGCTCGTACACCGTAGCTGGTAAAAACAAGCACGACGATGTACCTGACGGAATGGCTATGTTTGCGGAATTCGCTCAGAGCTTAAACGGCGCTAAAGTAGAAGTGTTTAAGCGGCCTTGTTAGTGCGTGAAATGACAAAAAATAGAAATAATTCAAGGTATGATAGTTTTGCTTGACACAGAATTAAATATATAATAATGTAGGAATTAGTAAAGGAGGTGTCACAAATAGCGGGACGTATGTTGTTTGGGCGGCGTGTTATATACACGGATGTCGCTGAGATCAACGCAAAAAATATAGTTGATGTTCTTAAAAAAGCACTATTTGTGCACCTACAGAATAGCGCGGATATTGACTATCTTTATCGCTATTATTGCGGAGATCAGCCGATTATTCATAGGGTCAAGGACGTAAGACCGGAGATTTGCAACAAGATCGTGGAAAATCGCGCTAATGAGATTGTGTCGTTTAAGGTCGGCTATCTTATGGGCGAGCCTGTGCAGTATGTCAGCCGTGATGACGAGGAGAGTATTGCGTCTAAGGTGCTGAAGCTTAATAGCTATGTGATATCTGAGGACAAGGCCGCTAAGGACAAAGAGCTTGCGGATTGGTTTCATATTTGTGGCACGTCTTATCGGATGATTCTGCCTGACGCGAATGTGAACATAGAGGAAGATGAAGCGCCGTTTGAGATATTTACACTTGACCCGCGTTTTGCTTTTGTGGTCTATTCAAGTGAACTTGGCAATCCGGCGCTGTTGGGCGTAAAGTATATACTCCGCGAGGACGGAACGCTTGTTTATTCTTGTTACACGCGAGATCATTATTATGAGATAGAGAACCTGTCTACTATCACGCGCAGTGAAGATCAGATACTTGGTATTCCGATCATTGAATACCCTGCAAACGCTGCAAGGCTTGGCGCTTTTGAAATTGTGCTGCCGCTTTTGGATGCTATAAATACGACCGAAAGCAACCGTATTGACGGTGTTGAGCAGTTTGTTCAGGCGCTTATGCTTTTCCACAATGTCGACATTTCGAGCGACGATTTTTCAAAACTGCGTAACGAGGGCGCGATCAAGTTCAAGGACATTGATCCTCAGTTCAAAGCAGAAATTGAATATCTTACTTCCGAGATGAATCAAACGCAAACTCAGACGCTTGTCGACAGTATGTATAACACTGTGCTGACAATTTGCGGTATGCCGAACAGAAACGGTGGTTCTTCAACATCGGATACCGGTTCAGCCGTTATTATGCGTGACGGCTGGTCATCCGCCGAGGCAAGAGCTAAAGATACGGAGCTTGTGTTTAAAAAAGCGGAGAAAGAGTTTCTTAAATTGCTGCTGCGCATTTGCCGTGATCTGAGCGATTTGAGCCTGAAGCTATCAAATCTTGAAATTCGCTTTACGAGGCGAAATTACGAGAATATTACCGAAAAAGCGAACGTGTTGACTACGATGCTCGCTAATCCTAAAATCGCGCCAGTGCTGGCGTTTACACACTGCGGCCTATTCAGCGATCCGCAGCTCGCTTACAGAATGAGTATGGAGTATATGGAAGAGCAGCAGAAAAAGGCTGCGGAGGTAATAGCTAATGGAGGCAAAACCGAGAGCGGCGGTGCAGCTGACGCCGGAGATGATAACGGCGATAGAACAGGCACTGAGCCAACGCAGCAGAATTGAGATCGGCGTAAAGAACAATAAAATTTGCGTTTGGGAGATCAAAAGCAAAACTAAATACGAACAGCCTATTACATAGGGTATTAGGAACGGCCAATTAGGGGCTATCGATATCGAAAAGATGTCGGTAGTCCTTTTTTTGTTATTCTCTTTTCCTTCCTGTTGCCCCCGGGCTCTGCGGAGCGCCCGTGAAAGCTCGCTGATGGCGGTCAGCATGAGAAAGGCAGCAACAAAAAGTATTCAATCGCCGAAAGGCGTTAATGGTCAGGGAAGACCTAAATCGCAGAGGGGAGACAACCCCACCAAAAACAGAAAATAGCGCTGAGTGAACAGCCTTGTTAAACGCAGGAGGTAATCATCATGGCAAAAATCGATGTAAGCAGTATTGACGGTTATGAAAACATGACCGCCGAGGAGAAAATCAAGACTCTCGAAGCGTTCGAGTATAACGACAATTCGACAGAGCTGGAAAAGTACAAATCCGCAGCGTCTAAAGCCAATTCCGAGGCCGCTTCGTGGAAGAAAAAGCACAATGAGCTTCTTTCTGAAGACGAACGCAAAAAGCAGGAGCAGGCTGACAGCATCGCGCAGATGCAGAAAGAGCTTGACGAGCTGCGCGAGGGCAAAAAGGTTTCCGAGTATAAAGCTAAATTTATCGCTCAGGGCTATGACGAAACGCTCGCAGAGGAAACCGCTAAGGCAATGGCAGAGGGCAACAGCGAACAGGTTTTTGCTAATAATCAGAAGTTTCTTGATGATTACGCGAAAAGAGTTAAAGCAGATGCTCTTAAAAAGACTCCGAGACCTGCACCTGGTCAGGGCGGTAACGAGTCTGTAAATTACGACGAAAAGATTTCAAACGCGCAGAAGGCCGGAGATTTTACGGCAGCTGCGTATTACACGCGCCTTAAAGCTCAGGCGGAGGCGCAAATTCAGAATGAATAAAGGAGAAAACCAATTATGGCAGATACTTTTGCTACAAGTTTTGGGGTACTTAACTACTCCGGAATGCTTTTTAACAAGGGTAATACCCGCACTCCGCTGTCCTCGATCATAGGCGGCAGGGCAAAGACGACCAATCATGTTGAGTTCGTTACCGGTCAGGAGTTTACTTCCGACGGCGGTGCTCAGCCTGCTATCAGCGAGACCGCATCGCTTACTGCGCCCGATGCGACTGTAGTAACTCGTGAGCAGAAAACGAACGTTACTCAGATCTTTCAGGAAAGCGTAGGCATCTCTTATGCAAAGCAGTCGAACATGGGCACTCTGAGCGGCATCAATATTGTCAATCAGCAGGCTAACCCCATGAACGAGCTCGATTTTCAGGTTGCTGCAAAGATGATGAAGATCAATGCCGATATCGAGTACACCTTCATTAACGGCGTATATAGCAAGGCCACCGATGACAGCAAGATCAACAAGACCCGTGGTCTCGTCCCTGCTATTACTACCAACACCAAGGCAATGGCATCCAAGCCTCTCGGCCTGTGGGATATCGCAGATATGGTCAAGAAAATCTATGGTCAGAATGCGCCCACTACCGGCCTGTGCCTGTGGTGCGATGCAACTACCATGTTCCAGATCAACGCTGATGCGGTACAAAACGGCTTGTCGGTAGTCCCTGCGTCTCGTGAGATCAACGGTATCGCGCTGTCGAGCGTCGTTACCCCGATAGGTGTTGTTTACCTGTACCTCGGTGAATACCTGCCCGGTGGCACTGCGCTGTTGCTGAACCTCGACGTTCTTGCCCCTGTGTTCCAGCCCGTTCCCGGCAAGGGCAACTTCTTCCTTGAAGAGCTTGCTAAGACCGGCGCGGGTCAGAAATATCAGCTCTTTGGTCAGATCGGCCTCGATCATGGCCCCGAGTGGTATCACGGCAAGTTTACCGGCATTTCGACCTCGTTTACCGCGCCTACTTACAGTCGCAGCGTATTTGTTGCGAATGCAGCTGATTTCAAAACCGCTGGCTCTACCGGTGGCTGATAAAAACGTTTAATCGAAAGGAGTGGACAGCATGACGGAAACTGAAAAACTGGCAATGGTTAAAGCTATGACCGGCGAGACGGATGAAAGCGTTCTGTCCACTTACCTTAAAATCGCCGGGAATAAGGTTTGCAGGAAAGCATATCCCTTTACGTTTGCTACGCAGAATGTGCCTGAGCGCTATGAGTATGTTCAGGTCGAGATCGCAGTTTATCTAATCAACAAACGCGGTGCAGAAGGGGAGACGGCACATAGTGAAAATGGAATATCGCGCACTTATGACAATGCCGATATCCCTTCTGCGCTGTTGAGAGATGTTGTGCCTTTTGCGTCCACCCTCGGAGGTGACGCATGAAGATATTAGAGCGAAACAAAATGGCGTTTTGGTATCAGCTCTATGACCGCAAGGAAATCGTTGAGGATGAATACGGCAACGAAACCGGCTCAAGGTTGATTTACAAACCCGCCGTTAAGTTAAGAGCTAATGTTTCGTCGGCTACAGGCACGGCACAGATAGAACAGTTCGGCAATTTCGCGGGTTATGACAAGGTGATCGTTACTGACGACCTGACTTGTCCGATTGACGAAAACTCGGTTTTGTTTGTTGATAAGCTGCCTGAATACAGCGAGGACGGCACTCCACTTTATGACTACGTTGTAAAGCGCGTTGCAAAATCGCTTAATGCCATTGCGTATGCAATTCAAAAGGTGAATGTGTCGTGAAAAAGGTCGTTGTACCGCTGTCTAATGCCGGTATTGCGGAGCTGATAAAAAGCGTGAACGAATACAACGTGTGGCTCAAAGAGCGCTCAAACGAGTTTCTGAGGCGTTTGGCGAAAATGGGTTACAACGCGGCGAGCGCTAAGTTCGGCACTGCGATCTATGACGGCACGAATGATGTTGTGGTGAAGATCGAAGAACGAGACAGAAACACTATGGCAATAGTCGCCACGGGCACGGCAACGCTGTTTATAGAGTTCGGTACAGGCGTTACTTATCCCGACAATCATCCGCAAGCGGGTGAGCTGGGTATGGCTCGCGGCGAGTACGGTGATGGTCACGGCAAGCAATCATCATGGGGCTATTACGGTGAACCCGGCTCTAACGGTATCGTCAGAGAAAAGCCCGACGGCAGCACCGTTGTTATTACGCAAGGCAATCCGGCAAACATGCCGATGTATGAAACGGTAAAGGAATTGGAAGCAAGCTTAACTGCTTTGGCAAAGGAAGTGTTTAAATGATCGACATTGAAAATCAGATATACACGCCGATAGCCAAAGCGCTCAGAAGCAAATTCCCCGGCATTATCGTAAGCGGCGAATATATAAACACTCCGCCTGGTTTCCCTTATGTGAGCATTGTCGAGCAGGACAATTACACGACACAGGCGCACATGGACAGCGGTAGTGTTGAGTTTTCGACGCTGATGTATGAGGTGAACGTTTATTCCAACAAAAGCGTTGGTAAAAAAGCGGCTTGCCGCGAGATTATAACGTTCATCGATAGTTTGATGTATTCAAAGAATTTTAGGCGAATATCACTTTCGCCCGTTCCAAATATGGAAAATGCGACAATTTACCGGCTCGTTGCCCGATACAAGGCAGAAACGGACGGTACTAATCTTTATAGGAGGTAAATTATGGCGATAAGTACATATAAAGTCTTTCTGATGAAGAAAGGTGACACAGGTGATACCTGGTCGAAGCTTGTTGATATCAAAGAGTTCCCCGATCTCGGCGGCGAGCCCGAAATGCTCGAAACCACTACTCTGAGTGACAACATGCAGACCTATATTGCAGGCATTCAGTCTCTTGATGGCCTGTCGTTCTCCGCAAACTACGACATGGCCACTTTCAAGACGCTCAAGGCTCTTGAAGGTAAGAAAGCCAGCTATGCGGTATGGTTTGGCGGCACGGAGGTTTCCGGCACTGTTACCCCAGACGGTTCTAACGGCAAGTTTAGCTTTGACGGCGAGCTTTCTGTTTATCCCGTCGGCGGCGGCGTAAATGAAGTTGTGGGCATGACTATTACCATCGCGCCGTCTACACCTATTGCTTTTTCTGACACCTGATTACAAGCCAAATTGATAAGGAGGATTTATCATGGCAAAACAGCTTACTATTAACGATCCTGTTTCCGGCGTTACATATACACTGGAATTTACTCGAAAGACAATCGAGCTCATGGAGAAAAACGGCTTTGTGGCTGCTGACATGGAGCGTAAGCCTATGACGCTTCTTCCCGCGCTTTTTGCGGGTGCGTTTCTTGCGCATCATCGTTTTGTTAAGCGTGATGTGATTGACGCAATTTATGCAAAGCTGAACCACAAGGACGAGCTTATAGGCGCACTTGTGGAGATGTACAACGAGCCGCTTATGGCGCTGCTTGACGAGCCCGAGCAGGAGAACGATGAGGGAAACCTGAGCTGGAAGGCTGGCTGGTAAGCGGCCATTCTTCCGTAAACGTGGGGGGTGGAGGCGAACGAAGCCCCATCCCCCGTTTTGCTTACACAGACAAATTTTATGAGCTTTTTCCGTATTACCTGTCTATAGGCATGGCCTATGAGCAGTATTGGGAGCAAGATTGCGATTTAGTTAAGTATTACCGCCGTGCAGCGCAGATAAAACAGGATTTGAAAAATCAAGATGCGTGGTTGCAGGGCGCTTATTTTTACGAGGCATTGATCGACGTTGCTCCTATATTGCGAGCGTTTGCGAAGAAAGGCACTAAGCCTACGCCGTATGCAAATCAGCCTTATGAGCTGTTTAGCAGGAACGATGAAACGCGCAAGAAACAGGTGATTGAAAAGAGGCAGGACGAAAAGGCAAAAGCGTTTATGCAGGCATTTATGATGTCAAATAACAAGAGATTTAAAGAAGAAGGTGGTGTAACGGATGGCTGATAATGTAGAAATTCAGGGCTTGGAGTTCGAGATAGTCAATGACAGCAAAGATACGGTCAAAGGCTTGGAAGCTCTGATAGATACACTCAAGGCATTAAAAACCGCTACATCAGGCGGCACGGGTGGACTTAGTAAGACCGCTGACAGCATTAGAAAATTAAACGATGCTTTAAAGGGCTTTAGTCAGTCGGATGCAGCAAGTAAGATTTCATCTCTGGCAGGTGCACTCAGTGTGCTTAAGGGCGTTGGAAAGGTTACTATATCATCTTCTATTGCCAACCAGATAAAGGCGATAAACGATGCTTTAGCCGGTGTTAACGAAAGCACAAAAGATAAGCTTGTCGGCCTCGCAGACGGTCTCAGGCCGCTTTCTGAGCTCGGAAAATCGAAACTGACTACATTTATTAATCAAATAAAAAAGCTCCCCGAAGTCGTCGGAGAGCTTGAAAAAGTTGATCTTGATAAATTCACGCGGCAAATGTCGGAGCTGGCTACGGCTATGAAGCCACTGGCTGATGAGATGCAAAAGGTATCTAACGGTTTCTCGGCGTTTCCATCGAAAATTCAAAAACTTATCTCGTCCAGCGAAAAGGGCAAGAAAAGCGTTGGCAAATTCGGCAAAGCGGCAGGGCTTCTCAAATTGGGCGGCGTTGCTTTATCGCTGCGTACGGTGTCGAATTTGATAAGCTCGGCTATTACAGAGTCGAATAAATATCAGGAAGACTTAAACCTCTTCACTGCATCAATGGGCAAATATGCCGAACAAGCAAAGAAATACGCCGAGACTGTATCTGAGGTCATGGGTATTGACCCTGCCGAGTGGATGCGCAATCAGGGTATATTTAACACGCTCTTAGAGGGCTTTGGCTCTGTTTCAGATCGAGCATACACGATGAGCAAGAACCTGACGCAATTAGGCTATGATATAAGTTCGTTCTTTAATATAAGCGTTGAAGATGCAATGTTAAAATTGCAGTCCGGCATTTCCGGCGAGCTTGAGCCGCTACGTAGGTTGGGCTATGACCTGTCTCAGGCACGTTTGCAGCAGACGGCGTATACACTGGGCATCAATGAAAGTGTATCGGCAATGACTCAGGCCGAGAAAGCCGAGCTACGTTATTACGCTATTATGACACAGGTAACGACTGCACAGGGTGATATGGCACGTTCGCTTGAAGCCCCGGCTAATCAGCTCAGAATATTGCAGGCGCAGTTTACTATGTGCGCGAGAGCAATAGGCGATATCTTTATCCCGATGCTCAACGCGATACTCCCCGTGGCGATTGCTATTTTGAGGGTTATAAGAGAAATAGCAAATGCTATAGCAAGTTTGTTCGGATTTAAGTTGACGGACATTGATTATTCCGGCCTTGATAATGCAGCAGGCGGCGCTGGCGCTCTTGAGGACAATCTTGAAGGTGCTGGCGACGCTGCAAAAAAGCTTAAACAGTACACTGCCGGTTTTGACGAGCTGAATGTATTTAAGCCGGAAGACAAATCATCTTCCGGCAGCGGTGCAGGCGGCGGTGGCGGTGGCTTTGAATTTGAATTGCCTGAGTATGATTTTCTCAGTGATGCGATTGAAATGAAAATCGATAAACTGAAAAACATCATTGAGGAAGCCCTTGCGCAGTTATTCATTATTATATCAGGAGCTTCACTTGTAGTTGGTGCGCTTCTAACACTTAGTGGTGCAAATATACCTCTTGGCTTGGGGCTCATGGCGGCTGGCGCTGCTGGCTTAGTTGTTGCGGTTAAACTGAATTGGAATAGCATGACCGACGGAATTGCAAATACGTTAGCTTTAATTCTCGGTGTGGTTGGCGGCGCATTGCTTGCACTGGGAGCAATCTTGACATTTTCAGGGGCAAACATTCCTTTAGGTATTGCTCTTATGGCAATTGGTGCTGCTACGCTCGTAACTGCGGCAATTATCAATTGGAAAAAGAGCACGGATCATATTAGAGATGCCCTGACCACAATTAAAGGCATTGTACTTGGCGCACTTATAGCGGTTGGCGCATTGTTAGCCTTATCGGGCGTAAATGTGCCTTTAGGCATAGCACTCATAGCAGCTGGTGCAATAGGCATTGCAACAAACGCGCTCATGAATTGGGACAAGTTGCCTCAAAAAGTGAAGGATGTAATAGCAATTATAACCGCTGCTGTATCGTTAGCGTTTATAACTGTTGGCGCAATTTTGGCTTTTTCGGGCATTAACCTGCCTATAGGTCTTGCGCTTTTGGCAGCTGGTGCATTGACTATGGCTACAGCTATTGTACCGAATTGGGATAAACTATCGGACAATATAAAAGGCGTTATTGCAGAGATAACAGCAGCAGTATCAATTGCGTTTATAGCATTCGGTGCGCTCTTGGCATTCTCGGGTACTAACATACCTATCGGCCTTGCGCTCTTGGCTACCGGTGCATTAATGATGGCAAGCTCGGTTGAACCTAAATGGAACGAGATACCTGAAGAGGTCAGGAAAACAATTACCAAAATCACACGCATAGTCGGAGGGGCTTTATTGGCGCTTGGCGTTATATTGCTGCTTACGGGCGTTGGCGCAGGGCTCGGAATAGGTCTTATTATGGCAGGGGCTGCGTCGTTGGCTACTTCTGTTGCGTTAGACTGGGATTTCTTAACCAAAAAGGTAGAAAAAACTCTTAAATCTGTAGAAGATACATTTAAGAAAAAGTGGGAAAATATCAAAACCGACACAAAAGAAAAGTGGGATGATATTAAAACCTCGCTTTCCAATACTTGGGATAACATCAAAACTACAGCAAGTAATACTTGGAATGGTATTAAAACCACTATTTCAATGGCGTGGGGCAACGTCAGTACTGATACCTCCACTAAATGGGACAATATTAAGACTTCGCTTTCAAACACGTGGGATAACATCAAAACGCGAGCAAGCACTACGTGGGAAAATTTAAAAACTACTATTAGCGGTGCATGGAATAATGTAAGTACTGATACCACATCAAAATGGGATATTATTAAGTCTTCGCTTTCCGGAGTGTGGGATACGATTAAATCTACTGCGAGCTCGGTTTTTGGCAGTGTTAATACTGCTATCACAAATGCATGGAATAACACAAAAACTAACACAAGTGCTGTATGGAATAATGTTAAGTCTTTTCTTTCTGGTGCTTGGAATGGAATTAAGTCTAATGCGACTTCAATATTCAATTCCATGAAAGAAATGATTTGCAGTATTTGGGATGGATTAAAAACTCATATTTCAAATGTTGTAGACTCCATTATCGGCTTTGTGAACAAAATGAAAAGCATTGTTTCTGCCGGTGTGAGTGCAGTAAAAGGGGCGTTCACCAGCGCTGTAGCCGCGGCACAGAGTGCTGTTAGTGCGATAGGAAGCGCTTTGTCCAGTATTGGTAGTGCCATATCAAACGGCCTTTCAAATGCCGCATCTTCAATTGGCAGTGCGCTTGGATTTGCAGAGGGCGGTTTTCCGAACGAAGGGCAGTTATTTATTGCTCGTGAGTCCGGCGCTGAGATGGTCGGCACAATGGGACGCAGAACGGCGGTAGCCAACAACGACCAGATTGTAGAGGGCATATCAGCCGGTGTTACTAATGCAAATGACGGCGTTATCGCTGCAATATATTCGCTTATCAACGTGGTTGAGTCTAAGGATATGGACGTTTATATCGGCGATGACGCGATAGGCCATTCTTATGATCGATACAATCAGAGCAGAGGCCGCAGAGTCAATGTTGGTGCGTTTGCAAACGCTTATTAAGGAGGCGTGAGGATATGAACAGCTTCATAAAAATCAACGGCAAGGCATATCCCACGCCTCGACGGGGGCTGAATTTAATGGTCGCCACTATTGTTGACTCAGCCCGAAACGCAAATGCAGTCGTTGTCGGTCAGGTGGTAGGCCGCGAGCAGCAGAAGATAAACAACCTTGAATGGGGTTATCTTACCGCTGCTCAATGGTCGGCTATATTGAAGGAGTTTAGCCGATTTTATGTGACTGTGAGCTATCCCGATATGGTAAATAATCGCTGGACAACGCGAAAAATGTACCCCGGTGACCGCACAGCCGAGCCGCTTCATCTTGACCCGAAAACCGGCTTGCCGCTGGATTATATCAATTGTAAAGTCAATCTTATCGATTGCGGCGAGCCGTTCTAAGGAGGTGTAGACCGTGAAGCAGGTAAGCGATGCTTACAAGTTGAGCATGAGGTCTATGCTCAGAAACCGTTCGTATGTGAAAGTCGCGTTTTCAAACGTCGACGTAGCGGCAGCAACAGACGGCGAGTGGGAGAGCAACGGTGCACAGGGATATTCGGAATTTGACACGATAGATTACGAATATGACTATGAAGAAACCTATGCGACGTTGGAGTTGAACAGGTGGGGGCTTGACGGCTCTCAAATCATTCTGGTATCGAACACGGGCAATACGCGGCAAGACGGCTTTACATCTACGCTTATAAGTAATGCAAACGGCGAGTTTACCACAAGCGCAGTGCTGACAAGGGAGTTTACCGTCCCTCACACGTTCGCCGGGCTTACGTTTATTTTTGATACGCGTACTAAAGAGTGGCCGCTTGAGATTACCGCAAAGTTTTATCTTAATAATGAAGTGGTCGAAAATAAAACAATAAGTGTAACTGACACCGAGTCAGCTTTTGAGGCTCGCGTAGCCTCGTGTGACAAGATCGAACTCGTGTTTGGTAATATGCTTCCTTATCGCCGCCCACGTTTGGAGCGTATCATGTATGGCATTGAAAAGACGTTTACAAACAGCGATATCGTATCAACGAAGCAGTCGCACGATGTAGACCCCTTGAGCCGCAGACTGCCAAAAGAGACCATGCAGTTTGCGATACTGGATTACGAGCATAAATACGATCCTGACAATCCTACAGGCATGTACGCCTATGTCGACAAAAACTCACCGGTAACCATAAGCTTCGGCTACGAGCTGCCGGACGGAAATGTCGAGTGGACTAAGGGCGACAAGTACATTTTGAACAGCAAGCCCAAAGCCTCGAAAAATCAGGCTACGTTTACCGGCACAGGGCTTATCGGCAGCTTAACGGGCAGCTTTTATAAGAGCAAGTTAGGCGAAAAGACCTTTTACGACATGGCAGAGGAAGTGCTGCTGGATGCAGACCTGACGCTTACCGAGCTCGGAACACATCCCTGGGTGATAGACCCCGCACTGAAGCAGATGAAAACCACTGCCGCGCTTCCTATCGACACGCACATGAATTGCTTGCAGCTTATAGCCCACGCTTGCCGCTGCCGCCTGTTCACCGATGACGATAATATCATACACATTAAGCCGTTCGGCGTAACGATCATCGGCATATACAACGGTACATGGTCGGATAACGGCCATATGTGGTTCAGCGAGTGGAACAGCGTTGATAAAGGCAACAAGACGGATAACACATATATCACGCTTGAGCTCAATCGTTGGGCGCTTGACGGCGGAGAAGAACAGGTGCTTATCGAAAGTGAGGACGCGTCGGGGCGCGGCTATGTAAGCCAGAGCATGTCGGACGGCAGCGGAGATTACGACACAGCGCCGGTGTTTACTAAGGAGTTCGACGTATCGCATGATCTGCCGGTGCTCACGCTGTGCTTTGATACGCCGATAGACGAATATCCCTCGTCGGTGCAAGTCAAGTATTACAGCGGCGATACGTTGCTTGATACCAAAGTCGTAAGCGGTATAACGTCTGCTGAGACGGTCATCACGAGCTCGCTTGCGTTTGACTGCACAAAGTTCGAGGTCACTGTTCTCGGCGGTTTACCTTATCGCCGAGCGCGAGTGAGCAAGGTCTATTACCGCGAAACGGATTATACGTTGGACTTCACTACGATATCCGAAGACAGTCAAACGCTGTCAAAAATCGATCAGCTCAAGACCGTTACCGTCGCAAAATACGCTTACACGGCCAGCGGCGACAGTAGTGTACTATTTGAAGGAACGACCGCCGAGACCAACCTACATATTGAGTTCTCAGGTCTTGCAGCGGATGTACAAATCACGGTTACCGGCGGTACGCTTGTATCTTCCGATATATATGCGCGAGCTGCCGACTTGGTGTTATCCTCCGGCACCAAAACCGTGACCATAACAGGTAAAACTTTGTCTGAAAACTCGGTGGTCGTTTCTTACCCCGTGAATTTGGACGGAGAAACCGATAAGGAGACAAATCCTCTCATAACCAACGACGATATGTGCGCCGCGCTTGCCGAGCACGTCAAAAAGTATCTTACAATGCGCAACACTTACGATGCGACGTATCGCGGCAATCCCGAGCTCGAAGTCGGCGACATTATAGGCTTGCAGACCATGTACACCGACGAGATGGACGCGCTCGTGCTGGTTGATGAGATAACATTTAACGGCTCTCTGAGCGGAAAGGTAAAGGTGAAAGCTTTGATATGAGTGTGATCGACAACCTTATATATGACCGCACACAAGCCGATGTAGGCCGCGTTTACGAGTTGAAAGGAAAGATACTCGCCGGAGGGCTTAATGCTTTGACTGACGCGGAGAAAACGGAGTATATGGCCGGTATGAAAGGCGCGTATAACTACACCGACTTAAACCGCGTCGGACAGGCCGTTTCGTATATCGCGCAGCAAATGAAGACGCTGCCGCAGAGAGTGGCGGCATACAGCGCGGCGAGAGGCGGCGGCAATGATGTTACTGTTGTTCTGCCGTATGACCCCGAAAGTATCACGGTCAGCCCCAAGACCGATTGGACGGTCACGGACATACCGATGCAGGCGGCAATGGAAACATACCTTGCTAACCTTGCCGAGCTGCGAGGGCAGCTTACATTGCCGATCGACGCGCCTACAGTGCCGACGAGCATGCGCAATCTCACTTTTTCGGCCGCGAATGACATTGAGTATCTGCTCTATCTCATAAACGCGGCGCTCGTCGAACTGGAACAGTCATTGTATGACGAGATAGACAAAACAGTTGCCGCATTTGAATACGTTAATCTGTATTATTGCGGAGAATAGGAGGAGAGCATTTGAAAAACACCGTAATCAAAGGCGACGGCACGTCGAGGAAGCTAAAAGCGCCCTCGTCGCTGCCTGAGAGCTTTTCGGAATGGCGAACACAGTTGCTTGCAGGAAATGCAACGCTGGATATCGCACTGAACCCTGACGGATGCGAGACTGTCGGAACGCCGCTATCAAAATCCAATTTGCTGACGGACGAGACCAAAACGGTTTTGGGGCTTACGAGCGACGATCCGACGATCAATGAAGCACTCAAGCTTCTCGGAAACGCTCAGCCCATCATCGCATCCACGCCGCCGACGACATCGACCGTCGGTGTTGTCGGCCAGGAGTACATCGACACGGCGGCAAAGCTTGTTTATCACTGCACAGCGGCGGCGGCTACGGGGTATACGTGGGAGGTGTATTCCGCGGGGCGGTCGTCGAAAGTGAATTTAACGCTGTATGCGTCGAGCTGGAGTACGGCAAAGAAATACACCGTCAGCAACGCGAACATTACGGCTACATCGGCGGTCGAGCTTCTGCCGCGAGAAAACAACGGGATAACACAGGCGCAGCTGGAGGCGCTGTCGGGCGCTATGATCGTCGGCGGCACACAGGCGGCAGGGAGCATCCAGCTCGTCGCGCTGGGCGATAAGCCGACAATGGATATCCCGGTGACATTAATAATCAGGAGGGATTTGTAATGCCTCTTATCAATCATGCAGGCGGCGGCTCATCGTTTGCCGCTATCATACAGGTGACGTACAACTCCGGCGCGGTATGCACTTGCTCAAACGGCAGCAAAACACTAACTGCATCAGACACGTCAGGTACAGCTGTCTTTAAAGTACCTGTTAGAGGTACATGGGTCGTAGCAGTAACTATGGGTAGTGCATCCGCAACTAAATCTGTAGAAGTAGTGTCGGATGGAGCTCTCTACTCAGTAGAAGTGTTCACCTTTCGTATTTATGGTATTAGCCGAAGTAGATCAGTCTCCACACCAGAATGGGCTAGAACAGACGATGCGGAGGGACTTACTGCTAGCGCGGCTCTTGGAACTCAATCTGGACATAGTGACTTTGATACTATCTATCCATGGAGTGAAATTACACGGACAACCTTATCCACAGGTGATGTGATGGTTAAGATCCCCAAATTTTGGTATCGCCGCTACATTTTGAATGACATAGAGTATATACAAATTTCTGATAAGAGTGAGTCTGGGTTCGATCTCCATCCAGCATTTACTACTAATGAGTTTATATACGTAGGAGCATACATTACATCAGGAGGCTCTACAGTAACATCTGCATCTGGTGCCTCTATTACTAAAGCAAAAACTAGGAGCTGGCATATCACCAACGCTGGAAATAAGGGCGCAGGCTGGTCTATAATGTCTATTGAGGCTCTATCTGCTATTCAGATGCTAATACTGGTTGAGTATGCTACCTACGACGTCCAAAGTGTTATAGGTGCTGGATACACCGGCCAGAGATATGGTACTAACAATCCTATACAGACTGGATCATGCGATGCTATACCGGGTCTCACAGGCAGACCTTCCGGAACATCCAATGAAGTTGATGTGGTTTGGCGTGGCATTGAGGGCTTGTGGGGCCAAGTGTTTGAGTTCCTAAGTAACTTGACACGAACAGAAGCCTCTTCAGGAATACGCTACGCCCTAAATGCATCTGGAACTACTACAACTACTCTTGAAACATACCCGACCTTTAATAAATATATTGTAAGCTTGGGGCTAGACGAGAGCTACCCATATATCATGTTAGCAGAGGCTGCCACGCAAACAGGTAGCTCAAGTACCTATACATGCGATTATGCAGACGGAGATCCGGTGCGTGGCTCAAATACTACCAGCATAGCGTATGGAGGCGCAGCTATAGATGGAGACAATGCTGGTTTATTTGCGCTAAGTATAGGCTCAGCAGACCAATACAGTAGCTCCCAGGCAGGTGCGCATCAATATGGCTCACGCCTACTCTATGTACCGCAATAAGGAGGTGGCACAATGAGAGTACAAGGAAATGGATTTCCGGCAGCTGTAACGGTTGAAAGCTACTGGCCTATGCCAGGCTACGTTGAGGTCAGGGTGTGCGAAAATGTTAAGGACATTACTCCAACGGATGATGAAGACACTACACCGCTCTACGAGTATGACGAGTATGTATTTCACATTAAACAGCGCGACGGGCTGCAACAGGAGATTGAAAATAATCTCGCTGATTGGATACAGACCGGCAGAGTGCTTGAAGTTAACGACCGCGCAAGTACAGTGCAGGACATGAGGGCTGAAATTGCAGACGCAATAACTCCGGCAGCACTCGACGCAGCCTACAGAGAAGGGGTCAACAGCATATGACAAAAGATGAAGCAATCAACAAGATGAGAGAAAAAGGCGCGGACGATGCGCTCAATCTGCGCGGACGCGCAAGCACGATGGACGGCACGGCGATAATCGCGGAGGAAAGCAAAGTGCCCGATTTCGACGCGCAGAAGGATTACAGCGCATGTCCTGCCGGTATGCCGGTGGCCGACGAGGGTCAGGTGTGGACGCTAATAACGCCATACAACGCCGCGAATTATCAGGGCAGGCCGTCAACGCTTCGCGCTCTGTGGGGGCTGTGTCACACTACAGACCCGGCAAAGGCTAAAGCATGGGTAGCCCCTCTCGGAACGAGCGGCATGTACATGACCGGCGAATGCTACAAGGACGCTTCCGGCAAGGTACACAGGTGCTTGCAGGATAATGTTGTACACGATGCGTCGGCGCTGCCGAGCGCGTGGGAGGATGCGTAGCTTGTGACCGGCATTAATGCCGTTTGCAATACTGCCCCCTGCCGTTCGGGGGCTTATAAATAGGCGGCTTGCAAAAAGAAAACTGCGGCGGCTCAGTTTAGATAGACAGCACAAGCCAAAAAAAAGAATAGCTATCCTTGAAGATTTACAACCGCCACAAATTGAAGATCATCTCGTAGGGCGCGAGATGGGTAAAATAAAAAATGCCCACCGAGATAATAAAGGACGGTGATTTTTCAACCATGAACATAACCGCAAAACAGGTGCTTGAGCTGGCCGCAAAATACATAGGCTACAAGGAAAAGGCATCGAATAAAGACCTATACAGCTTCACGGATAACGCCGGGCGCGGCAACTTCACGATGTTTCAGGCGGAGCTGGACAAGGCAAAATTCTGGAACACGCCAAAAAACGGCTATGAGTGGTGCACAAGCTTTGTGGCGTGGTGCTTCTGGCGCATTGCCGGGAGCGAGGCAAAGGATATTCTGTGCCTTACCGGGCCATACGGCGCAAGCTGCGTGAGCTGGGCGAAATATTACGCAGGACAGGCGAGGCTTTTCACCAAGCCCGAAGTCGGCGACCAGTATTTCCAGAAAGACACGCGCGATGGCCTTCCGTGCCACACAGGCATTGTCGAAAGCGTTAACGGCAGCACGTTTGTGACCATCGAGGGCAACTATCAGAACAGCGTCCAGCGCGTAAAACACAGCCTTAACAGCGGCACGGTCTACGGCTTCGGCAGACCGAAATATACAGCAGAAAGCGAGGATGAAGAAATGGTCAGATGGAAAACGGTCAACGACGTTCCCGAAGGGTTTTACCGCGACACAGTGAAGAAGCTTATGGCCGACGGCGTTATTCAGGGCAAGGGCAACGGCGTTATCGACCTGACGGAGGATATGCTCAGGGTGACGATATACAACAAAAGAATGATTGAAACGATGTTGGAGAAATAAAGTATGGCAGAGAGCATAATAGTCGCTATCATAACGGGCGTTTTAACGCTCATCGGCGTACTTATCAGCAACAGCAAATCACAGGCGGTAATGGAAACAAAGGTGAACGAGCTGACACGAGAGGTCAGGGAGCATAACAAGTTTGCAAAGCGTATGCCTGTGGTAGAGGAACAGATTAAGGTAATCAACCATCGCATAAGCGATCTTGAGGACGACATGAAAAATCATCATCATCAACAGGAGGCACATTTATGAAAATCAATTGGACTGTAAGACTTAAAAACAAAACCTTTTGGCTCGCGCTCGTTCCGGCGGTGCTGCTGCTTGTTCAGGTAGTGGCGGCGGTGTTCGGCATCGATCTCAAGCTTGACGCGCTGGGCGACAAGCTGCTGGCCGTTATAAACGCGCTGTTCGCGGTGCTTACCATTCTCGGCGTAGTCACAGACCCGACGACCGCCGGAGTAAGCGACAGCAGACAGGCTATGGAGTACGATAAGCCGAAGTGTGATAAGTAATCCCTTGTAAACCATAAAACGGAGGCTGTTTGATGACTGCAACCATCAAAGAATTTTGCCGGATAAACGGCATTGACGAAGCATCGGCAAACCTTGCCGATATCATCTATGAAGCTTTGATAGGCGGTGACAATGGAAGCCTTGAAAGAAATAGCGCAGCCGAAACGAAAATGCAAGCTGCAATTTCCGACGGCATTGCGCGAACGGCTGATAGCTGAATGCGGCTTTACGCTTGAAGAAAAGACGATACTTAATCTACGCGCCGACGGATTATCCATCATCGAAATAGCCGACCGGCGGCATTGCAGTGTTGAAACGATCAACCGGCGTATACGCAGCATCAAAAACAAAATAGCGGACATAGTTAAAGGGTAGCGCATTATGCGTTACCCTCTTTTTTTATGACACATTATCGCCCTGTAACTGACACGTTACGGGGCTTTTTTTATGCGATGATTTAGGCAGAAAAAATAAAGGGGGTTAACCCATGAACGGAATGTATGGTTACGGAAACGGCTATGGATATGCACCGCCCTACACGCCACAGATGGGCACAGGAGCGCAGATGCCGCAAAGATGCCAAGTTATCAAAGTAAACGGCAGAAACGGCGCTGACGCGTTCAGGATGGCCGCTGACAGCTCGGTGTTGCTGCTGGATGAAAACGATCCTATAGTGTGGCTGAAAACGACTGATGGCGCAGGTTATCCGACGATAACGCCGTATTCCATCGCGCCTTATCAGCCAGCGCCCGAAGTAAACGTGAATGATCTTGAAATCAGAATAAAGCGACTGGAGGACATGTTAAATGGCAAATCCGATGATGCAGATGTTAGGGCAAAGCGTGGGAAAGCGAATGCCGAATAACCCTATTGCAATGATAGCTGAATTTCGCAAATTCGCGCAGGGCATGACACCTGAAAAAGCCCAGCAGCAAGTTCAGCAGTTTTTAAGTTCCGGCAGAATGTCACAGGCGCAGTTTGAACAGCTTAAACAGCAAGCAGATGAATTTATGAAATTTCTGAAATAAGCCGGGTCGACACGGTTTATATAAAATTTCTGACGAAAGGAGAAAACTATGGATACTATGTCTCTCAGTGACATCGCCGCCGTAACTCGCAACGATAATGACGGTTGGGGCAATGGCGGCGCATGGTGGATTATCATCCTGTTTTTGTTTGTGTTCATGGGCGGCGGCTTCTGGGGCAATCGCAACGGCGATTATGGCCAGTATGCAACCGCTGCATCACAGCAGGAAATCCTTTTCGGCCAGCATTTTGGCCAGCTTAATGATCGCCTTACCAATATCGGCAACGGCATTTGCAATCTTGGCTACGATGTGCAGGGCAGCATCGGCCAGCTCGGTAAAGAGATGGCGCTTGCTCAGAATGGCACAAACATGACCATTATGCAGACCGGCAACAGCATCCAGGCACAGCTTGCCGATTGCTGCTGCAAGACACAGCGCGCCATCGACGGCGTTAACGCAAATCTTGAAGCGAAGTTCGCAGCGCTTGAAAAATCGCAGCTTGAACAGCGTATTGCCGAACAGTCGGCGCGTATTGCCAGCCTTGAAATGGATAACCGTATGTATGGCGTAGTTCGCTATCCTAACGGCTATACCTACAACGCCGGTATGTCCCCGTTTTGCGGCGGCGGTTGCTGCGCATGACCCTAAATGATTATCCGCTTTAACAGCGCTCGCCCGGGCGGTAACGACGCTGCCCGGGCTTTAATATTAATAAATTAAGAAAGGAATTATAATTATGGCTTGCAATTCTAAACTGAAAAACGCGCATTACAAAAGCGCACAGAACGCATTCAACAACACCGCGCAGGCCTTTGTTGCTGCCGGTACGCCCGTTAACGTGCTGGGCATCCTGAACACCGATACCGGCTGTTCGATAGATACCGTCACAGGCGGCTTTGTAGTCGCGTCCAGCGGCCTTTATCGCATCAGCTATGATGTTGTATTCACGGCTGACGCAGCCGGTACGGCCGAGCTTAAAGCCTTTAAAGATACCGTCGCGCTGCCTTGCGCTGATGCACAGGTAACGACCGCAGCAAACAACATTTACACACTGCACGTTGAAACCACAATTTATATCCCCGTATGCTGCAATAGCGCTCCCACTATCAGCGCGGCCATAAGCGGCGTAGCAGGTACGATCAACCACGTTTGCGCAAGCATGGTGAAACTGGCATGAAAGATAAAATAAAAGCTTACAAAGAAAAGCTTGAAAATGCCATATCTGAATATATGGCCTCACCGTCCACAGAACGGACGTATCAGGCCGTGCATGGCATGGTAGATTGCTGGGAAGCAATAGACAGCATGGAACAGTGTCTATGCCGCACAGGTAAATTCACTCGTGACGATGCGGAGGCATGGAACTCTAAAATGCTGAACGATGACGGCACGACCGGCGGTCACTGGACGATTGCGCAGACAACAGCAGTTGCACAGTCCATCGGCGTAAAATTCGATCATATATCCGATTATTGCTGGAACGTAGCAATGAACATGATGTATTCGGATTACTGCACCGTCGCCAACAAATACAACGTAGGCACACCCGAATTTTACGCTTGCATGGCAAAGGCGTTTTTGTTTGATAAGGACGCGAAAAGCCCCAATGCAAAGATGGCAGCGTATTATTTCGGGATTGTGGACGTGGAATAACACCGCCCATTTTTTAGGTGGTGTAAAAAGTGGTGTAAAATGGCCACTTAAAAGCCCTGCAAACGGCAGATGTTGTCTGAAATTTGTGGAAAATATCTGCACAGTGCAAAGCCCGCGAATCATTGATAAACAAAGAAAATCCCGCAGTTTCAATAACTACGGGATTTCTCTTTTTATGGTGCGCGAGGCGGGACTTGAACCCGTGAAGCATCAGCTAAAAGCATTGATAAATCAAGGATTTTACGCCGATGTTGTAAGAATTGTTGTAAATTTTCAATTAAAGAACGCTTTCATACGATCTATATCACGCTTTTCATCGGCCGCGGCAAGCTTAACATAGATATCGTGCACAGTCTTATAGTCCGCCCAACCACCGACTTTCATTGTCTGCTGCTCCGCCCAGCCGAGATGATACGCCAGCGATGCAAAGCTGCGCCGCAGACCGTGAACGCCAACCAGCGGCAACTCGCTTTGTCCGCAGATCCGATTTATCTGAGCGCGTAGAGTATTAGGATTGAAACGAATGTACGGCGTACCAACTGGCGTAGTGTTTTCTGCAAGAAGTTCCTCAAGGCGCGGTATCATAATTTCAATTTCTCGGCGAGATGGAGTATTTTTATTTTCCCGCTTCTGAATAAGCTTATTATCCTTATTCAATACTGCGCTTCCGTGAACTAATATTTTCCCATCTTTTATTTTATCAGGCGTCAACGCCAACAACTCGGAACGGCGCAAGCTATGAAGCGCGAACAGCGCCCCCAGCTCGCATGGTGCACCGCGCACAGCGGCAAGGAATATTTTTATCTGATCGTAGTTCAGCCACGGGAGCTCGTCGTGTACTACTTGCGGCAGCGATGTAACATCAAAAGCAACACCGTTTTGCTTCAGCACCGATTTAGTCAGCCGCCATTCATTTTTTACTGTTTTCGCCGCGACGCGCCCAGCTTCTTTGTTAACAACGGCTTGCCAGTTGCGCACGGCGTGGATATCTTCATCCATTACATCAGCAAACGCATTGCGCTGGATCGTGTAGTAGCCGCGAATGGTGGAAGGCGAAAGGGTGTTATCTCGATCGTTGATATAATTATCTATTGCCTGCCGCAGCGTGAGTGGGGGGCGCTTTTTCTCGGCGGCGACAACTCCCGTGCGAATTGCCAGCGCCTTTGCCCTCGCCTCGGCCTCGGTGGCCTCGATCACCATCACGCCCTCGCGCCGAAGATCAACATACCACTTCTGCCCACGCTTGCGCGGCGTGGGTATTTTGATCTCGTCTTTCTTCTTTCGCTCGCGCTGAAGCTTCTCGCCGCAGTAGCAGCAGTATACGGGATGAAGTTCATCCGGTATATCGGCTTTGCATTTTTTGCATTTCATTATTCGCTTTAACCCCCTTAGATATTCGCCGAAAATAATTTTATAGCGAATAATGCCCACAGAATTAGTCCTGTGGGCTTTTTGCTGTTTTAGCATCGTGGATTACGGTTTTCACCGCAAAGGCGATCAGGGCGACGGCAGCAAGCACCACGATAGCCAGGAACACGGCCAGCACCGTTAAGCCGCCGGAGTGGAACAGACCGATACTTTTAAGCTGTATATCAAACATTACGTATCCGATGATTGCGCACAGCAGAATTGCGCATACACCGACAAGGCAGAAGATCAGCGGCCTGTAAACGGCGTTCATGCGCTTGTGATGCTCAAGGTTATTTTCCAAGCACGCCGCTTTCACTTCCAATGCATTTATTCGCTTTAGCTGGGTAACGCTGCTCTCTGTGTTTGTTATACCGAACAGTTCGTCCAAGGATAAGCCGAGGGCTTTACAGGTTGCCGCAGAGTAATAAAGCAGCGGCTGCTTCGTAGCGCCGGAGTTGACGGAGCAAATGCTGTTGTAAGGAACGCCGCTTATCCTTGCCAGCTCTGCCAGCGTAAGACTGCTTGAAGCTCTCGCTTTTCGCAGTGCCTCAGGGTACTCGTCAAAGTAAGATTGCATGTCCTCCATTTTTGACACATTAAGCATCTCCACTATTAAAATTTTTTGAAATACACGAGAAATTATTGAAATACACGATGAATTCGGCGAAAACACGAAAATTTCGGGTAATTCCCGAAATCGATTTCGGTTGTTTCTTTTAGGTTTCGGTTATTTCTGCATAGACATTTGTCAAGACAGGTGCTACGCTATAACCGTAGCAGATAAAAGGTTTACAAGGGATATCTGTTACAAGCCCTGCCTACCGGGTTGCAGCGGCAGGCAGGGTGAGTTGAAAATCAATTCTCAAAGTCAATGACTATTTGCTCGGAAGTGAACAGATTGCTCATAGTCTCGGAGTCATAGATAGAAATATTAAATTTAATGTTTTTGAGATCGTCCAGCTTATCAATGCTGACGTTTTCCTCATTATAGATAAACGGCGTTTTGTTCTGAGCCCCCGAGTCAATTTCCATAGGCATTGCGCCGAGAGTGGTTGTGTTATAACCATTTACAACAGGGTTTTCAAGCATAACAGTGATCCGCTGCTTATAATTGTTCTCTACGTTCAATTGCAGATAAAGCATACCCTCTGCATTATCATCTTCGTATACCTTTAAAAATGTAACTTTAAGATTTTCATCTTCAAAAAGGTCACGCTTAGTTTCATAGGTGCTCTCTTTGTTGCTGGCTGACGCTTCTAATCCCAGCTGAGCCTTGCCGGAGACTTTACCGTTTGTGAAGGTAACATTAGCGTTTGAGCCAACGCTGCCGTTACCATCCCAAGAATAGAGCTCAATTTTATACTCGCCGTCACCGGCAGTGTTTGAAAGCTCACCCTCGCCACCGACGATCTCAACGACTTCCTCATAGGTCATACCGTTCTGAATGGCATTAAACTTATCCATAGTCATGATACCGGTCTCGTCTTTATCACTGCCGCCGGTAGCTATTGCGATTATCACCAGTACTGCGAAAAGCAGAAAGATGCAGCTGAGAATAGTCTTTATAACGCTTCTCTTTTGACGCTTACCGCAGTGTGGGCAAATTTTCGCCTTATCGTCAATTTCCGACATACAATACTTACATTTCTTCATGTTTTCCTCCCTTTAATGATTGATCTGTGTGTTTTGTGGATATTTACAATGATACCACTTACACACCAACAATTCCACATTTTTCAACAATTTCGGCTGATTGCTTAATAACAGCAATTTCGGCTTGTGTACATTGCCCATATAATCCATCGCGCAAATTGCACAAAAAGGATATTTTATGTTTGTGCATAACAAGAATGGACGAATATACGCAATTGTGCTAATATCTTTACAAGATAATAAACGACAAATAATATCAAAATAAGAGAATGAGCAAAAATGGAAGGGAGAACAAAGATGACGGCAAAAGAAGAACGGGAAATACTGATTAAAGAAATTAAACGACTGCTGAAAGATGCGAACAACCGCGAATTAAATTTTGTATACACTATGCTGCTTAACATGAAGTAAACACAGCAACAAAAAAACCGGCCTTTATTGGTCGGCTTCTTTTTTTATATTTTTGACTTCGGCTGCGAGTTCAAGCAGCTTGCTTTCAAACAGTGCCCATTCATCCGGCGTAGTCCGTGCAAGCACCGTTATGAACGCCTGTTGTATCGGAGAACCGTCATTAACCAGTTTACCTACAAAGGCTGCGATTTCATCCGATCTGCTTACAGGTTCGAAAGGTTCTCCAATGCCAGTACGCAACCATTTTTCGTTTACCCCGAATTTTTCACATATATCTGATATGGTACGATCGCTGGGCGTGCGTTCCCCTATTTCAATCCTTGCAACATAATTTCGCGTTAATCCGATCTTGTTGGCGAATTGTTCTTGTGTTAATCCACGTTCTGCACGAACATATTTAATTCTTTCATTCATGTTATCACCACCTTTCGATGTTAATATATCATAAACTGTTCCCTACGTCAACAAAAAACGCAAAAAATTTTAACTTAGATGTTGACAGAGGGAAATAAAAATGGTATATTAATGTTGCCAAGGGAAACAACCGCAACGCACAGAAAGGGGGGTGAGGAAAGTAAGCATAGATAAACTTGATTTGCTCATGGGTATTTTCGCAGCGTTCGGTGCTGGCGTGGGTACGGGGATGATTATCATACTTGCGATTGCTGAGAACACTTTTTCTTCATTTAAAGAAGATCGCATAAAGAGAAAGCAAAAAGCTGCATATCGCCACGAACAAAGACGCAAGTGATACTTTACGCGAGAAACGCGCAAATTCTTCTGAACGTTTTCTCTCAGCCTGTTTTTCGCGATAGTACTCACAATAGCGTGAGCCGTCAGACGTTATGACATATTCATCTGTGCGTTCTGATAAGGCATAAGGAGCTATAAACCCGAGAGAAATCAAATGGCCTGCATCGGCAGGATGCAGACGTACAACAGCGGCGGTATCAACCGCAAGGATGATACGAGTGTCCATATCGGACAGAAAAATCTTGTCGAAATCCATTAATAAAGCGCCTCCTTTTTACAGGAGGGTATCACAAAATGTAAACAATCGCAATAGAAAGAGGGTGAAAAAATGAGTGAAAAAGAAAAGCAGACCATCAAGACGATGGCCGACATCTTCAGCAAACTGCCTGCCGATAAGCAGCAGTATTTCAACGGCTATGCCAACGGCGTAGCGGATATGGCAGAGGCACAGGCCGAGAAGAACGATCAGGATAAAGACTAATCAGAAAGGAGAAAAAACGCATGACGCTATCGGAAGTTGAACGCATGGACGCGACAACGCTGACACCGGCACAGGTGGCAAGTGTGCTGCACTCTGACCCTCAGCTTATCCGCGTTGCGGCAAGGCAGCGCCCGGAGCTGCTGGGCTTTGACGTAATCATCGTCGGCAACCGCGTAAAAATACCGCGTGAGGCTTTTATTGCGTTTATGCGCGGAAGGAGGAAAGATGAATTTTCGCAGATTTGAGCTCATAGAAAAAGACCCTGCGCGGATAGAAGAGCTTGAAGCCATCCTAAATCGCGCAGAGCTGAGCCGATACGAGCTGGCGCTGATAGTTACAGCTCTTCGCGTTCGGCCTGAATACTGCTTAGACGATTTCCGTACTTGATTAAAACCAACTATAGGAAAGGGGAAAAGAAAATGACAAAAGAAATAGATAAATTCGTAATGCCCCGTAACAACGGCACTCGCGTTGGTGGGCAGAAGCAGTACCCCCGCATCCGTATCAGCATGGTAGCCTACGCCCATGTCTGCGAGATGTCGGAAGAAACAAGACGTTCGCTGTCAGAAGTGGCGTCAAGGGCTATCGAGTATGCTTACTCACATCTTGTGTACAGCGTACCTACAGGCACGGAATACTACTACCGCGATACGCCCATCACGAAACAGGAATATGTGACGGATGACCCCGAAACTATCGAGCGAGTAAATGATATTATTCGCAAATCCGGCCTTAGCCGCAGCGATCTTGAATTGCTTCTTGATACTGTGCAGCTTTTGCCCGGCTTTGATGAATGAGGTAAGTAAAATGATGATCGCTTTATTCTTCATGGCCGTCATGGGCGTTGTTTTCATCATCGGCGGCGTAATATCAGCGCTTGTGTGGTTTGCCAACACAGCCGAGGACGAGTGCGCTAAGAGACGCGAGCGGTATATTAGAGCGGAGGTGCACAATGCCAAAAACACGCTTTGACCGTGTGCCGCGCGATCCGCTGAAGGAACTCGTTTTAGGCCGAAAAGCGGCGCTTGATATGTCGCTCACGCGGCTTGCGGAAAAAATGCACATAACGCGTTCACAGCTTAGCACGATACTTGAAAAGCCGTCTGCTAACTGGACGATCGGCAATGCAATCGCGCTGACAGCGGCCTTAGATATTCCGATCGCAGAAATGCGCGAGGCGATAAGAAAGTAAAAGGGGAACAACGATGAACGATAACAAGCATGGCTTTAAAGCCTACGACCCTGGGCTTATATGCAAGGGCTATCAGTACGAAGAAGGCAAAACATACAAGAAAAACGGGCACGGCGTGTGTGTCGGCGGTGTGACGCATTATTGCGTTAATCCGTTTGATGTACTGGACCATTACCCGCTGGTGCGCGAAGATGGCAAGTTCAGTGACTTTACAACTGTAGAGGCCATAGACGAGCCTGTTACCGATGATAATCGAAAGTTTGCCACAAGCACTATCAAAATCGGAGTAAAGCTCGGATTTGCCGGTTTTATCAAGGCTTGTATTGATTTTGTGTACGAGAAAATGATAAAGAATATGCCGAGTGATAAAGTCGATACTGCCGACTCCGCGAAGATAGGCAGCTCAGGCTACTCCGCGAAGATAGGCAGCTCAGGCAACTGCGCGCAGATAGGCAGCTCAGGCTACTCCGCGAAG